CAATTCGAGATGCAGTTTGATGATGATAGAGATAGCACGACAACTTGGGTTGATAAGATAAACGAAATTAAAGGGAGGCATCCGAAACCTTAATGTCTAAAAGATTCTGGACAATTATTTTTATACTTGTAATTATTCAAGCATCTGCTTTTGGCTATGTTTTAAATATGAATAATCGTTTTGTATTGTTACAAGAACAGTTTCAACAGAATAATTCTGAAGAAATTATTTTAAATCAACAAATGTTAAAGCAAGACATGAATCAAGTTATTCAAATTATTAGAGGATTAATGATTCAAGTTCAATATTTAACTGAAGAAAATGAAAAAAATAAAGTACAGCTACAAAAGAAAATTTCAAATGGCAATATTAAATTAGTATGACTAAAGGATTAGCGATACTTACTGGATGTGTTATACTTGCTTTTATTGTAGCTATTTGGATAGGTGCTAATGCTTTAAGGTGTACACCGCCTTGTATTTAGATGACAGAGGTAGAAAGAAGTACACAAAGATGGCGTTGGACCGCATTAGTATTATACTTAATAATTTGTTTTTATGATTTTCTTTTTGTACCGGTATGGTACGGGATTAATAGACCAGATATAAGTGCTTTTATGGAAGTAATAAACTCTACAGAAGATACATTAGTACAGTTAGAGTTAATGAAAAAGTTAACAGGACAACACAGTCCGTTTACTTTGATGGGAGGTGGATTGTTCCACTTAGCTTTTGGTGCTATCCTAACAGGTAGTGCAGTAGGACTTAATAAATAGGAGAGTAATATGTACGGAACAAAACCAAAGAAAAAGAAACCAGCTAAGCGTAAGAGCAGGAAGTATTAATATGAAAGGTGTAAAACATTATAAAAAAGATGGCACAGAACATAAAGGAAGTATGCACAAAATGGCAAATGGTACTTTACATTCAAACAAATCGCATACTAAAACAAGTGTTAAATTATTTCATTTTAAAGACTTGAGCAAAAAAGCAAAGGTTAAGGCTAAAGGTAAATAATGGCAGTAACTTATAGAGGTGAAACTTTTTCAGGTTATAACAAACCTAAAGCTTCCTCTAAAGGAAAGAAATCTCATGTGGTCCTTATTAAAGATGGTGGTAAAGACCGCATGATTAGATTTGGAGAAAAGGGTGCTTCTACAGCAGGTAAACCTAAGGCTGGTGAGTCTGCTGCAATGAAAGCTAAACGTAAATCATTCAAAGCTAGGCACGCTAAGAACATAGCTAAAGGTAAAACAAGTGCTGCTTACTGGGCAAATAAGGTGAAATGGTAATGGCAAAACGAGGACTGTACGCAAACATAAATGCAAGAAAAAAAGCTGGTACTAGTAGAACAAAGAAAAAATCTACTATTAGTAAAAAGGCATATGCTAATATGAAAAGAGGTTTTAAGAAAAAATGAATGATGAACTGTCGAGAATACAATTGCAATTAGACAAACACGCTGGACAGATAAGCAAACTGTTTAGTAAGATTGATGACACTAATTTATGTATACAAAAAATTAACACTTCTTTAATGCAAATTAAGTGGGGAATATATGGAGCATTTGCTTGGTATATTGTTACACACATTGGAATTATTGAAGCAGTGAGGTTAATGTGATAGGATTAATAACTAATGTAGCTCCTATATTTATTGGATTTGTAATGAAGCTTGTTGCTATAAAATCTAAAGCAGCAACAGATTTACAGAAACTACAATTAGAAGCATTGAGTGCAAGAGAAGGTGTAATTAGTTCAGCTAGAAAAGAAGCACGTAACGAGTCACCTTGGGCAGCTCTTAATAGAAGAGTTATTATATTTGTACTACTTGGTATTATAATCTTTACACAAGTAGCACCAGTATTTTTAAATGTTCCAACTGTAATACCAACAGTAATAGAAGGCTTTAGTTTTTTAGGTATAGAATTAACACCGGATAAAATAGAGTATATAACTGTAGAAGGACTGTTAAAGCTGGATTCTGTTTTTCAATGGACTACAATTATTATTGAGTTTTATTTTGGAGCTCAACTAGCAAAAGGATAAATATGACATACAGACAAATAATAAATGCAGTGTTACGTAGATTAAGAGAAGATAGTGTAGCTTCTGATTGGTCAGGAGATTTAATAGATGCTACAGGTCCGTCAGATTATCAAGTATTAATTGGTGATTTTGTTAATGAAGTTAAAAGAGAAGTAGAAGATGCTTGGGATTGGACTTCATTAAGAAACTTAGTAACTGTTGCTACTGTAAACAATCAAACAACATATACGATAACTGGCTCAACTCAACGTAGTAGAATGTTATTAGTACAAGAACAATCAGTAGGTAATAAATTACAGTCAGTTCCAGATTCTTTTGTTAGGTCAACTCAATATCCTACTGGACAAACTTCAGGTCCTCCTAGTTTTTATTCTGTTAATTCAGTAGCTAGTGGTGTACTACAAGCCCAGCTTTATCCTACACCTGATGCAGTTTATAACATTAATTATTATATGGTTGACCCACAAGATAATTTAACAACTTCAACACAAGCATTAATATGTCCAGAGTTTCCTGTTATTATGGGAACATGGGCAAGAGCAATAGCTGAACGTGGTGAAGATGGAGGTACATTATCAGACATGGCACAGATGCAATATCAACAAGCATTGTCAGATGCTATTCAACAAGACGTAGGTAGACACTCAAGCGAGGTAGTTTGGTATGGCAGCTAAGCCTTTACAACCACTTGTATTAGACTCCATTGGTATTTATGGATTAAACAGACAATCGTCTGCTGCTAGTTTACCTCCTCAATACCTAACAACAGCTAACAATATTATGTTAGATGAGAAAGGTCGTGTTAGTACAAGACAAGGAATTAAACAAATAACAAATAATATTAATAATAGTGCTACTGCTAATACATTAATAGTTAAATCATTAGGTGAGTATCAAAATTCTGCTGGTGCTAAAACTATATTTGCTGGAGCTGGTCCTAATGTTTATAAAATAAATGTAGGTAACACTCCTTATACTTTAGATGTACAAACTTTTGCTGGTGGTACAACTAAAACAGATGGTAACTGGCAATTTACAAACTTTAACAATAATTTTTATGGTGCACAACAAAGTAACAAACCTATAAATTACAATGGAACTACTTGGTTAGACTTAGAAGATGTTTCTGGTTATTCTTCACCTGCTAATGTAAC